TCCCCCCATTCTGTGCTTGACATTCTTTATCAACTGTGCTCTATTCGCTCGTTCGTTTCACTCACTCGCTACATGTAACACAATACAACTATCATGTCAATACTGTGTGAACAAATAAAGTTTAATAAAATATATAATTTATTTGCATATAAGTCTTGCACTACTCTATCATATGGTGTATACTAAAGATAGTTAAGAAAGACATTAAAAAGTAAATACTAGGAGGAATTAAAAATGATCATTAATAAAGAAGCAATGCTAGAAGGACTCAGAGAACTAGGTAATGTAACAGTAACAGAGGTTAACGGAGTATACTTGGTAAGATCAGCAGACTTTGAGGACACTATCACTGTAACACCTATCTACACTGGAACTACTATCACAAGAGTAGCTGTAGCATACTATACAAACTCTTACTATGAGCATGATCACGATAGCAGAGAATACAAAACTTTAAACGGTCTAGTTAATTACATCACAAAATACATTCCATTACAACAAGAAGAACTTTATAAATGCAAGAATGAAAGAGTTGTTACTAACAGATTCAAAGAACTAATCGAATTTGATATTGCATGTGGTGGTAATGATTATACATTCATTAAAGGTGACATCATTGTATCAAGTGAATTCCATGACTACTCAATCAGAATTAGCTACAAGAACGGACAATTCAAAGCAACGGTAATGACTATTAGAACAGGAATCAACATTGTTTTAGACAGAGCTTCATCATTTGTTGATCTTCAAACTTTACTTTATAAAAAGGGAGTGATTTAAGATGAATAAATTTATCAAATCTATGATTGATTCAGACGCTACTAGCTACGCTGTGATGAGATACTCACAGGATAAAGAGGAACTAATCCATGAGACTTATAACTATCAAGAGGTTGTAACGGTAGCATCATCTTTTGACACTCGAATGAAAGGACACCATGTGTACATTGAGGGTTACTTCTTCTTTGTACATAAGGAGACAGGTAAGGTCAACAAAGGTGAATTCACAATGTCTCACAAAGGTAAACCATTAGCAACAAACATCTATGAGCTGGAGGGACAAGAATAATGTATAAACGTTGGGCGGTAATCGTAACAAATGAAGAGGATTTTATCAGACTAATAAGACAGGACAAGCAGGATGCTATGAAACTAGCAAGAGATATTGTAAGAACTAACAATACTCATTTGACAAGACTAGAATTATATAGTAGAATTAATCATAAGAACTACACTTACGAGTATTTCGACATTAACGGAAACCCTGTTAAAAAGGAGAAAATGATATGAACAATTACGCAAATCTATTCGACACACTAGCAAGAGAGATCATGACAACTGATCCATCAATCGTATACACACCATTTAAGAGTAAGCTGACAATGCAAGGAATGTTTAAATCACCGAAAAAAGAATGGATCATGTACATCTACTTCGTAAACCGTTCTAAAGCAGACTTATATACTATCGAGTTCGTAGACTCAACTACTCGTGAACTACAAAGCAAGTTCTCTATGAGTGGTAGACATCAAATTCTAAAAAGAATTAGAAAGGTGTGGAAATAATGAACACAGTAATAGAGATCGAAACATATAGAGACTTAAAAGCAAAACTATTAAGAAATTCAATCATTGAAACTTACAACATTGTCATCTATTTTGAGGATCATCCTTTAGAAGATATCTTACTCTCAGAAAGAGCTTTAAAGTTGTTAGGTGATCCGTCACCACTTGACATCATGGAAGACATCCTAGATGATTGGATTGGAACTATTTACGGGGAGGCTGAGCTTAATGAACGTTGACAACAATTGGCGTATGTATCCAGTAGATGAGATCGAAAGGGGTTTTATGAAAGCTGAACTATACTGGTTAGGGTCAACTTATGTAGAAGATGAGTATATAATTGAAATTAAAATTAGAAATGTAAATCTAACAGCAATCAAATTCACTCAATCAAATGAATCAAAAGAAAACCCATCAGACGTTTTAAAACATTACTTTGACAAACTCTATAATCTATTATATAATAATGATAGTACAGAGAACGCTTGGTTCTTAAGGAGGTGAGAATAAAATGTACGCCGACATCTTAATACCTATTGGTTGTTTCATCATTGGAATACTAGTCGGTCACACGCTTATCAAGTCAAACAAATAAAATCATTACAATTCAACATCCGCAAGATCATTTCGTTATTCAAAAGTTTCGTTATTCACGACTCTCTAGACCGTCCATCTAGAGGGTCACTATTTTAACTACTCAGGAGGAGAAACAAAATGGGTTACAAACCAAAATACTANGATTTTAAAGANATGAAAGAATACATCCACNACAATGATTTATCACTACAGGTTCAAGAACAAAAGAANGGTGGTAAGTTATCCCGCATTATTATCACATCAGATTACGCTCGCAAACCAATTGTAATAGAAGAAATGTCATCCGGTTTGTATTGCGTCTACGAACAACACAAATACTCTAAACGACATATCTCCATTCACAAAACTCACAAAGGCGTTCTAGGTAGAGTCAATCAGTTAATAGATCGTTACTGTGAGACTTCATCAAAAGATGATATAAAGAAAGCAAATTGATCCCATCCATTCAACCCCGCCGCCGACTCTGGTAGTGGGATTTATTTTATAGAATATTATCAAAACTTTTTACATAAAAGGTATTGTAAAGAGAGACTAAAGATGTTATACTAAAGATAGTTAAGAGAGACAAAAACTATTACTAGGAGGAAACAAAAATGACAAACCAAGAAATCTTATACGTAAAGGTAACAGACACATATACAATCTATGAAGGAAGCTATAAACTAGTCTTAGACGATGAATACACAACTTACTACGCTATCATGACAAGACGTGAAGACGGTTCTCTAGGTCACCCATTCAGCGGAATTCAATTTGGAAGCATCAGCGATCTTATTAAATACACTGAAATTCATATGCCAAGTCTTGGTGAAACACTTAAAAACGATTTCAAAGTGGAGGTTTACTAAAATGATGGAACTATTAAATAACCCATGGATCACCCACATCACAATTACTGTTCTTGCCTTACTACTAGGAATGTATGTAGGGCAGACTTCTTCACACGATATGGAACTAGCAGAGGAATTAGCCGAGGAAGTAAGTAGTTTGGAAGAAGAATTAAACAGCAAGCAGGCAATGTTAGCACAACTGGATCTAGCAATTGATGTGGCAAGAGCTGAACTACAAGATTATAGAGAAGGCAAAACATTCACTCTGATTCAAACAGAAGTCCTTGACTCTTATGAAAGAGCTGGCATCCGTTTAAGTGCAGACATTCTTGAAGAGCTTCTCTTTAACAAACAACTTAATACAGTTACAGAAATCAAACATTTTATTGAAACACAACGTGCTAACTGGAAACTAGAAAACACTAAAAAGATATAAGGGGCTGGATATAATGAGAAGAGCTAAAATGAATAGACTACTAAACAGAATTGAACATGAGGTTAATATCAACGTGGATAAAAGAAATACTCTTGAGCTTAAAATGTTTATCAGATCATTAAGAAATGAAATCAACAAGGAGGTAAAAGAAAATGAAGAAACATTACGTTAAGAGTAGTTTAAACACATTACAGGCGCTTGTGAACAATACGTTATATGGTAAAGATAAGAAACAGGCGATTGAGTTAATCAAGGAAATTAGAGAGGAGTTGGATAAAAATGATGATGAAACCACCAACTAGAAAAGAGACTGAGTATGTACTTCACTTCATGTGGAAAATGGGGATTATCACACAGAAAGAACAGATTGATTTATTAATGAAAATGTATCCATACGTAAAATAAAACCGCCCTTTGAGGCGGTCTTTTAGTATATTCTCATATTACGGAAGATTTCATATCCTTTGTTACGGACAACTTGATTCTCGAAACGCATCACACCTTTAGTGAATGCACGAACCATCTTTGTCAGCTTGTAGTTGTTTCTCCATGCTGTAATCAAGTGATTATTTTCTGTCAAGTCATCAGATGTAAGAGCAAAGATTTCTTTTGATTTAGGGTCATATGATTCTGACATATACATGAGCATTTGCTCTCTGTCAACCCATATACCGTATACTTTTCCTTCGTAACGAACACCGAAATTAAATTGTGATTTCTTCGATCTCTTCTCTACGAATGTATCGCTATCGGCTGTGAATTTATTCTCGATTGCCATCTCCTCGTAAGGTGTCCCTGCAATCAGTTTACCGAATCTTGTCTTACGTCTTTCATCTGCAAAGGCTTTATTCTGAACAACCTCAACCACTATACTCTCATTCTTTGTGAATTGTTGATCTGGTCTAGGGAAGAAGTTGAAATATAAGAAGTAAGGGTTAACCACTGTAACAGAGTTACTAGCACAGATTACACGTTGTTGAGAAGTGTTTCTGTTACGGAATACTGTGTCCATCAAGTTAAGCAGGGAACCCACCACATCGGGTGGATAACCTACCATATCTTTTTCACGAATAAATTCATCAAAGAAGATCGTATAGACGTTTGGATAAGAAACTGACTTTAGACTTTGCCATCTTGATAAAGGGATAGCCCATCCAGCTAGTTCACCATTAATTCTGAGTTCATTACCTTTGACTTCAAATTTAACACCCTCGTATTTGAAGCGCACATCATCAAAGAATTTGTCTTTGTTCTGTAACTCCGTTTTGTACATACGCAAGTAGATGAACTGTCTTTTGTGTTTAAGGAAGTCATCAATCAACTTCATTTTGATCCCGAATGACTTACCAACTCCACGTGCTCCGATAACACAACTCAATAATCTATCATGTGATAATAGCTTTTGTGGTGACCAAAATAATTTCTCATCCATAGTAAATACTCTCCTTTTATTTTACAGGTATTTTAATTACTTCTCCTGCATAGATTACATCTTTTTTCTTAAGTCCAGCATTGATGTTATAAATTTCATTGACCGTTACTTTGTGATCTCGGGAGATGCTATATAGTGTATCCCCAGTTTTGATTTTGTAGTCCTTTGTTTTTGCTTTAGCTGGTGTAACTTTCTTTTTCAGTCTGAGATAGTCAGCGATACCTTTCGCATGTGCTACAGCCATATCTTTTAAGAACGTTTCATTCTCAAGCAATTTACGATCTTCGGTTGTATCAATGAAAGCTAACTCAGTTAACGTTGCTTCCATCTTTGTTTCACGAACTACAGCAAGGTCTTTTTCTTTCTTACCTCTATCCCCTAACTTATACTTGGTAAGAACATCTTGCATCGCTGCGTGCACACTTTTCTGTAGTTTNCCTGCNGAGTTAGGATATTTGAAAGTTTCAAACCCTGTTCCNCCACCTGCATTNACATGAACACTTACAAAAGCATCTGCTTTTAAATCATTTGCTCTTCTAGCTCTTTCAGAAAGAGTAAGGTATACATCATTGGAGCGAGTTAATTTAACTGTAGCATTCGCATATTTCTTTAACTCAACTTCAATTAATTTTACTACTTTTAACACGATATCTTTTTCATATAATTTACCATATACCGTACCTGCATCCTTGCCACCATGACCACCATCAAGAACTATAATTTTCTTTGCCATAATCATTCGCCGCCTTTTCTATTGTTTAGAAATCTGTCAATAAAATCCTTAAACACTTCTGTTTCTTTTCCATCATCTGTTAGTTTCAGATGTGATAAAATACTATTTAACTCGGCATAGATATACCCGAAATAGAAAGTATATAACGCACCCGACCCAATAGGCTCTGGCATTAGAACACTAATTGGTATAAAGATTACAGCTAGTAGTAGAAATTTTATTTTTCTCATTATACCATCTATTGCTTTACCAGATTTAAATTTTACCTTCTCATTAAATTTAGCATTGGTAAATCCAAACAGAAAGTCGATAATATTTAAGATACCAATTAACCCCAATAAGAACAACAATTTAGTATCTTCTGTTTCAAGTAACCCCCTCAAGAATTCCAACAATTCTCATCACCCCTCTACCACTTCCATCCATTTAGTGCATCGGACATTAGTAGTTGAATTAAATCTTTTGTTTTGTTTTTATCGTCTCCTCCGCCTCCACCTTGGTTAGAACA